AAAACTACTAATATATGGACTAACAATACTAACTTTATACCTAAGACTTGTACTGGCGAGGGCAAATGTCCTAATATGATAGGTAAATTACACGCTACCAACTTAGGAAATGTAGAAAGAAGAAACAGAGTTGGCGGAGCAAACCAATCTCAAGAGGAACGGTACAGAATACCAGCAGACCTTATTAGAGAATTATTTTCTTTATAATTACTATATGCCTACAGCGGAAATACTGAACTCACACCCAATTTCTACCTTGAAGAAAGAGATAAGTAAAGTTAATATTAGGGGATATTCCAAAATGAAGAAACCAGAACTTGTAAAACTAATGTTGAAGAACAAAGAAAAATTTTCACATATCAAAATGAAAACAAAAGGTCAGAAAGAACCAGTAAAGAAGATTATAAAAGTAAAGAAAGAAAAATCAGTACCTAAACCTAAACCAGCTACACCTAAACCAGCTACACCTAAGAAAGCACCAGCAAAGAAAGCACCACCCAAGAAGAAAGAACCCCCTAAACCTAAAGTAAAGAAACCAACTAAAAAAGAGCAACAGACCAAGCAAGTAGGAGATTTTCTAAGTGGACTGGAAATGGGTGGTAGTGCTATTGCTAAAAAGGTTGAAAAGACTAGTCCAAGATTGACTGATATAGCACAAAGAAACTTTAAGAAATTTGACCGTAAGAAATTTGAAGAAGAAGAGTTTCAGTATAAATTAGGAGAACGCAAGAGATTTGGATATGAAATAGACGAAAATATGATAAAAATTCTTAGAAGAAATGCTAAAAAACGAGCAGAAGAAGAATTTTTGAACTTACTACAAAAGTCTAAACAAGAACAGTCGGCATTAAATAAACCTAAAGGTGATAGGTTTCACGAATTATATATAGGAGTAGGACAAAAAGCAACACCTATGAGAGCATTTTTCAATCCAAAAACTAAAAAACTACGATTTGACCCAACAACACACGACTTTCACACTGGTGAAAAAATAACTGGTACAGATAAAACGGTTAGGCATAATGGAAGAGATATGATAGAAACTGATATGGAAAAACATTTTGAAGACGACCGACTTGTCGGTGGATATGGATACTCAGTAGGACTATTAGGTGAGGGAGCAGAAGACCACACAGGCTCTAATATAGTCCCAGCTTTAAAAAATCAAGGACACCGTTTTTATGGTATTCACGGTAGACCAAATCAGTACACTAAAAAATTTATCAGAGGATATGAAAAAGGTGGAAGAGCATACTAAAAAAAATTTTCTAATCTAATATTATAATGCCCTCACACTATGGAAACGGTAATTCCAAACCAAAAGCGAAACCCAAAGCCAAAATGGCCGCGAAATCTAAAATGGGGAAAGCGAAGAAACCAGACTTTTTAGATATGGATAAAGACGGAGATAAGAAAGAACCTATGAGAAAGGCTGCTAAGGAAGCTAAAAAGAAACCAGCCGCTAAGAAAGCACCAGCGAAAAAAGCACCTAAGAAATCTGCCCCAAAAAAGACTGGCGGTGGTGGCGGAAGTCTAGCCAGAGCCAGAGAAATGAAAATGAGAATGTCTAATCCTTCTATGACATACGCCTAAACTTTGTACTTTGTTAGAATAGCACGGTCAACTTTGGCCGCATTTCTTCCTAGAAGTGCCGACGCTAGGCGAGCCCTAGCCCACGCAGCCGAACTTGTGTTAGGTCTACTACCAGCACTATAGTACGCCCCTCGGCCTTTAGATAATATTTGCTTTATGCCTTCTCTTTTTAATAAATTTTTACTGATAAAATTATCGTCAGTAATCTTTTTACCGTACTTTTTTTCAAATGCTACTACGTGCTTAGAACGTTTACTGTCTGGAGCGGACTTCAGTTTAGGTCTATCTTTACCTTCCTTGATAGAGCGTACTTGTTTTGCTTTATCTGCTTTAGTTAATCCTTTAGGTACATACTTTTTGGGTAAACCAGTTGCTTTATCTTTGGGCTGTTTTCGTAGTTTTTTATCCATATATTATATATAGAGAAAAATGCCTAGATTTGAGGTAATGATTGGAAATAAGGGTGTTAAAAAATATGAAGCACCTAATAAAGCCGCAGCCTACAAACTTGCTGTGAAAGATAACTGTAAGGAAGGAGAGTTAAATTTTATGAAAATGACAGAAGCAGTAATAACAAAAGAAATCCTACCCATATTCAAGAGTTTTGAATTTGATAAGATAAATAAAGTAGCACAGACACTTATGTTTTTCTATGACGCTAATAAAGACCCAGACATAAAAGAAGGTGGTGAAGAAATGATAGAGGAATTTGGCGACGACGATAGGTCTTTAGACGATATACTTAATGATTTTTTTGTAAAAAATAAAACTAAAGCGATAGCAAAATTTAAGAAAAATTTGTTTACTATGTTGAGAAGTGGGGTGTTTTACTTAAGGTTTTTAAATGACCCTCAAGTTTTGTTTTGTAATAAAGAAGAAGTCGTTGAAGGTGTAGTTGATTTAGTTGGAATAGTACCCCCATACAACGGTGGTGGTGCTTTTATGCGTGAAGGAGCTTTAGACAGACTAAAAAAATTTAATGGTTCTATACTTCCAATACTTTCCTATGATAGAAAGAAGATTGCTTCTGACGAAGAATACAAAAAAAAGTTTTTGAATATATACTACACTTTTGCTGCTAAGGCGAATTATACAAAAACAGAAGAAGCAGAAGAAGTTTTCCTTAAAATTGCTGACCCAGTAGAAGAAGAGGACGAAACTGGAGAAGACGATACTAGGACACAAAGAGAAAAAAGGGAAGACATAGAGATTGCTAAGGAAAATGAGGCTGAAGATAAAGGATTTGACGACACTTTTAGAGGAATTGAACTATATGGAAAAGATTATGACATAAGACTAAGAGATAACGCTCTGTTCCAAGACGACGAAGACGGTGAACCAATGTTAGTTGGCTATAGAGATATAAAAAGGATTACAAATAAAAAGACTGGAAAATCAAAAGCACGAAATGTTATTGTAGAACGCCCAAGTAAAGAAGAATATAGAGCTATACGCCGACTAGCACGACAAATATTTAAAGAAGACATAGAAGAAATAGATAGAGAAAGAGAAGAATTTTTAGCAAGTGGTAGGAATTTAGTAGAGGAAGAAGCAGACAGAGAAGAAGTTAAAGACCTAAAGGAAGAGATAGCACAATTAAAAAAAGATTTAGCAGAGCGACAAGAGGTAGTAGACGACTTAACTGAAAAAATGGAAACAGATATGGAAACTGACCCAGATACCGCTGAATTTATAAATGAAGGAAAAGAAATCCTTAAAGACGAAGTAAGAATAAGAAAACCAGACTTTACTTTTGAAGAAGTAGACGATTTACCAGACGACAAAAAGGACGCTGTTTACAGTTTATCACAACTCATTTACCTTGTTGGTGATATATCACCCAATAATGATTTTTTGGACGGAAGAATGTTAATTGGTACTGCCTTTAGACAAATAGTTTTTCCTTTTTGTGAAATATTTTTAGAAGAAGGTACTGTACCACAGAGAGAAGACCTTGATAGAGTAAAAGAATTACAAGATAGAATAAGAGAATTAGAACAACAATTATTAGAACAAATAAATTCTAAACCAGAATTAGAACCAGAAGAACCTAAGAGTGATTTTGCCGACGTTTCTAAACTTTTACAAGAAATAGCTGACTTGACTGAAGCACGAGAAAAAGAAAGGGGTGAAATAGTTAAGGTACAAAAGTTAGAAATACAAGTAGAAAGTTTAAATAGAATGATTGATAATTTAGTAGACGAAAGAGACGATTACGCAATACTTAATACAGAATTAGAAAAGAAACTTGAAGAAAGACCAGAAACTGTGAAAGAAGAAGAAGAAACCGACGAAGATTTACAAGATAATTTTGACGCTCTTAGTGGCATTCTAAATTCATTAGGCGTAGACGTTGACGAAGTACTTGAAGCAGTAAAACAAGAAGACGATTTATTTGATTTCTTTGAAGAACCAGAATATAAAAACTTAGTACTAAAACCTATATCACAAGAATTAGAATTTAAAGGTATTGATACCGACGACGAAGACGAAGATTAGTTAGCCTTTCCTAATAACGCAGAGGGGTCAATTGCGGCTCCTTCCGCTCCAGTCTGTGCCTTTGCTTTTTCGTCCTCAGCGTCTGGTGGTTTATCACCTAATCCGTGGAAAAGTGAATAAAGTCCCATACCGACTGCGGCTAGTTCGCCTACAACTGGTACAGCGTCTAAAGCTGTCATTGCCCCAGCTTCTAATCCTTCAGAACCAATACCTCCAACTGCTGATTTTAAAGCACTTCCTAATCCTTTCTTGGCTACTTGACTTCCTATATTTTCTGTCAAATCACCTCCGAGGTCGTCTGCTCCCTCAGAGGCTAGTTGTCCTCCACTTTCTGAATGAACTGCTGGCCCAGCTCTTGGAGCTCCTAATCTATCGGCGTCAGTCAAAGGGGCACTACTGTTCTCGCCTGCTGGTGCTTCCGCTTGTGTTCCAGTAGGGTGGCTTGCTTGTGCTGACCTTTGGACGTCAAGTTCTCTTGGAGTTGGTCCAGTTGCGGCTACACTTCCGTCTGCTTGTACTTGATTGAGGGGGACGTCCCTTAATTGTTCTGGGTCAAAATCTCTAACTGTAGCACCGCTACTTGCTGCTGGGTCGTCAAGAGCTGGTCTTAATTGGTTGTTATTTACGGCGTTTCTATTTGCGGCTGCGGCCTCGGCGGCTGGGTCAGACGCTTCACTGTCGGCTGGAGCATTAGCTGTTGGTTTTGAGGGGGGATTTGAGGAAGGTGGGTCAAGTGAAGTTCCAGTTCTTGCTTTTTGGAGACCTTTGTAAACTTTCCTACCCATATGGAAGGCAGAACTGAGAGTAGATACAGCACCTACACCAGCGTTGTAATGTTCTGCTACTTCGTTGTACTTATCCGCTAATGATTGTGCTTTCTGACTTGCGGCTACATTTGTCAATTCTTCGTTTGAAGTAATATGATTACCTAACTGATTGGCGTGTTCTTGGAGTAAAGACATATAGGACATATTTAGTTATATATAATTAAAAGAAAATAAAATCACTTGTACGCTGGAACTGCTCCTACACGGTAAGAGCGTAAGTTAATTTTGTACTCAGCTGGGGCACTCGGTGGGCTCTCGTTGAAATGGGCGTAATCTGTCTTTTCGGCCTCGGCCACCTTTTGCTCTACCTTTTTTTCGGCGTCTCTCTTTGCTTTCTTGGCCGCCCTCGCTTTTGCTAGGCTCTCCAACCTTCTTTGCTTCCGCTGTAATAATTCTGCTTCCGTCGGTGTCTTTCTCTTCTTCGCTGTCTTCACGCTCTTCGGTGGCATTTTTGTCTGATATATTATCGTTAGATTTTTCTTTTTTACTCCAAACAAGCTCGTCAAAGTTTCTATACATTTCCATATTGGGTACATTCATATATGTAAAGTCAAATTCTTCTTTTCTAGTCTTGTTGAATAATTCCATAAAGTTCTTTCTATCTCCCCCCATAAATGAATAATCGTCAGCAATCTTTTTCAATTCACTATCTGGTAGTTCTCCTAAGATAAAAAAACCTTGTATCTGATTTCTCAGTGTACTTGTAAGAAACTTGTAGTACTGAAGAGCTAATCCGACGCTAAGGCGTCCTTCTGTTTCTAACACTTTAGACCCAATATGTCTATACCTAGTAATCATAGAAGTAAAGGCGTCCTTTCCAAATCTGTTCTGTCTAATACCTTTCTCACTCATAGCGTCGTCAATCAATAGTAAATATCTTCTATCTTCCTTATCCATTTCAATCATATTTAAGATTTCCCTAAGTAAATCTTCTGAATATTCGTCAAAGAAAAAGTCAAACTCTTCTAACATATTCTTCTGTTGTACGTCATTCTTAGCACTCTCACTAATCAATATTCTAACGTCAAAGTGTCCTCCATAAAATCGTTTCTTAGATAAATACATATTCTGTAATAGTACAGACTTACCACTCCTAATACGTCCTAAAAATACGTTGAAGTGTGGGGTGGAAGGTAAGGGGTAAAATGATTTGTCCTCTCCTAATTTATCTTCTTCTATCTTGATAGGATAAATTTTGAGGTCTGGGTTCTCTTCTCTTTCTGATTTTACTTTAATTTTTGGTAAATCAATCTCTTCGTCGCTAAACTCATAGTCAGACATATCTAGTCTTATATATAAGAATAGTAGAAAAATTTTTCTTGATATATAATATCAATCAAATGCCGATAGAAACGGTTATTTGTCCTCCAGTTTATTCCACCCCAAAAATTGAAGCAGCTAAAAGAAACAGACAAGACGTAAATGCTATTGTAAATTCAAAGTACTTTCTGAGAATACCTACCGAAGAAGATAGGTGGACTGAAGAAGAAATAGAAATGAGAACAAAAAGAATAGATACAGAAAGACGGTGGTGTAGATTTGGTGTACGGTGTGAAAGACTACAATGTTCCTATCGTCATAGTTTTACAAGAAAAAAGATTTGTAAAGACTTCCGCTGGTGTGTTGACCCAGATTGTAAACTAATTCACCCCACTCAAAAGTTTATTGATTACTTAGATTATACGCCAAGAGAAATCCTATCAGAGCAGGGATTTTTCTGGAACAACACGCTTGAATAAATCATTCAATTTTTTCTTTAACCGATTGTCGTCGGAAATATCTTCGTCGTTTATCTCTTCTAATAATTCAGAAAGTTCGTCAAACTCTTTTACAGTTTTCATATTCTCAAGTACTTTCATTTTCATAGAGTTAAATTTATTTCTCTTCTCTACTCTGTTTATTGTTTCTCGTTGCTCTAATCTCGCTCTTATCTTTGCTAATGGTTTAGGTAGTTGTTTCTTAGCTGGCTCTTCGGTCATTTCTACTGGTTCTGCTTTTTCTGCTTCCAATTCTTTTTTCAGTTCTTCTCGCATTCTTTGTTTACGCTTCTCCTTCATTTTCTCTCGCCCTTTTCTCAATCCTTCAAGCTGACCGTCAGTCAATTTGTACTTCCTCTTCGGTGGTTCTTTTGGTTCTTTGATAAAGATTTCTTCTACCTCTTCAGCTGTCTTCTCAGCTATTCCTTCCTCGGTGTCGCTACGGTCAGAACTAATGTCAACAATCTCTTTGGGTTCAATTTCCATTTCCATTGATAAATATAATTTATAAAATAAATTATGAATTCTTTTTTTTTTTCAATTTATAAATCGTTCAGAAAGTAAAAATAGGTAAGGTAATAGGTAAGTTTTTGAGACCATAAATATGGTCTCTTATTTTACAAAATTCTAAGAATTTTGTTATTTACCTCCATATAAAAATTACGGAAAAACTTACCTATTTTAGAAAAAAAACTTTCCCAAATGAAAAATGATTTTTGACAGAGCCGAGCAAAAATTGATTTTGGTTTCCAAAAGTTTTTCTCAAAAAAAGGGGTAATATAGGTAAGTTTTTTTATGTAGGTAAAATAGTAAATAATAAATAGAAATAGAAATATGAGACCATAATTATGGTGTCAAAAACTTACCTATTACCTTACCTATTTTTAGTCCCTTTTTTTCAGTAGATATTAGAAACTTTCTGAACGATTTACAAATCACTATCGCTCTCGCTGAGTACTTCGGCGGATTGAATATCTGCTTCGTCCATTTCAATAAGATTTTTACTGATAAGATAATTCTTCCATTTACCTAGGTTGATAAAGAGTGTTCTCTTTTTAGTTTTCAGATATACATTATGTACTTGGTCTTTAGTCTCGCAAATTTTATTAGGTAGTTTTACTAGCTCGTCTATGAATTCCTTCGCTTGTGTGAATGTCTCGTTGTTGTTTCTACACCAGTCCTTGTAATGACCGAAGAGTGTATTGACAAAGATATAGGAGTAATTATCTTTGTAGTGCTTGAGTTCGTTCTCGTAGTTGAAGATAGTCTTTAGGAATGCTAGAGGGGGTACAAGGCAGTTTCGCTTCGCTCTCTTGAGGAAAGGAGTTTCTATAGTCTTGGAGAAGTCAAAGTGGCGGACGTCGCGTTCCATTAGTTCTCTGTAGAAGAGTACCATACCGCCTTGACACTCACGCAGAGCTCGCCGAATGTCGCACCAGTGAGGGTCTTCTCTACTTCGTTTTCGTTCTACACACTCAAACAACTGGAAGCGTCGGCTCTCAATATCAATTTGTACTCCGTCGTTGTTAGTCGTGAAGATAAAGTTTACATACAGTCTTACATTAGAGTTGACACTTTTGTACTTCTTACGGATATTGCTAGTGTCATTAGTAATTTTTGCTTTCAGTTCTTCGTAGAACTTCTGCGTGGATTTCTTATCGCCTTCGTCAAGGTTGATAAGAATTTTCTTATCAAATAGGTCGTTGAAACCACCGAACAAATCACGCTCTGGATTGTCTGACTGATTGTAGTACTCGTTGCCGACCATTCGGCTGAGTAGATAAGTGAAGTCATTCTTACCTACACCTTTAGCAATAGACTTGATTACAATCGCTGTCTGAGGTTTGTTCTCTGGGTCTTGAAGGATAGCTGCCAACCAGTTCATTAGGTACTCATAACACGCGTGTTTTGTAATGTCGCCGTTGTTAGTCAAGTACCGAATGTGTTCTTTTATGAGCTCGCAGTCGTGGCGGTCTTGTTCGGTAAAATCAATATGTTCGTTATTGAACCTTTGGTTCAATTGCTCTATGTCAAACCCCATAAAGGAGTTGAACTGAGTTGGAGGCAACGCTTTGTTAGTAGGACGGAATACAATCTCGTTGTACGCTCTCATTGCTGGGTCGTTGAACCAGTTGGATAGGAAGTTTGTCTCTTGTTTACTACCAGTCATACAGTTCCCACGCCAGTCGTTTAGGTTCTCATACGAGACTTTCATACTGTCCTTAGTAAATGGGATAAGTTGCTTATTGTCTGTAATCTTGTAGTAATGACTTTCGTTAATACACTTGAAGTGGTGAAGTTCAAACTCGTCCTTAATCGCTGTGTACTCGGCAACTTGCTCTGGGTCGCTTCCATAGTTCTTAGCGTCGTAGACTTCTTGTGGAAGTTCTAGAATGTCCTTGAACTCCTTGAAGTGGAAGGTCATAGGGATAGGGTGAATGTCGCCAGTCAGAGCTCGGTACTTCTTGTTAATCTCTGCTACGATTTCTTGGGGTGATTTAGTTGGGTGTTTCTCTATGAAGACACCGTCATTCATAGTAGCACCGTAGGAATAACCAAGGTTAGTGATTACTTGAAGAACATTTTCTAGAGCTTCACGCTCAAACATAGTTGTAATATTACATAGAAATTGGCCTGAGATATTATGCTTAGACTTTTTTTTAATCTCGTTGTCAGCTATTATGTTAGTGTGAAGTTTATTCATATCCTTATTACCCATAGTCGTAAGGCGTAGGAAAAGGTCTTTCGCTTCTGTGGAAATGACCTTCAGAGGAAGGTAGTTCCAATTCGTGATATCGCCACCGAACAGAGCTGAGATATACGCTTTCTTCGCAAGTTCCCTAGTTGTCTTGGTCTTCTCTCGCATAGCGTCAAGGGTACTCTCGCGATTGGCGGTGTACCCCATAATTGCTGGAAAGTGCTCCGCCCACTTGTTTACTACAATAACAGAAGCAATCGCGGTGAAACTGGCGTTCTCCATATCGCAGTCCCAGTAATACTGCTGTGCTAGGACATTTCGGATAGGTCTCGCAAGTCCAGCAAGACTAGTCTTAGGAAAGCGTCGCCCCTTGTTAAGAGCTCCCTTCTTGTTAGTCCAAGAGGTCGCAAAGTTATTATTCCCCTTTATCTTCTTGTTGATACGGTCAAGACACGCGTGGCTGCCGTCGTCCACACCGTACTTCTGAGGACACCGTACCAAAGCATTTACTACAAATCGGTTCGCTTTTTCATATTTACTTTCACTCATTCTTTTAATAATTCAGTAATTTATTTTTTGAAATCAATTTATCAAAAACCGAAAAATCGGATTTACTTAAACGGCCGAACAAATGTATTTCGTTCAGCAAATCCTAAGATTATGGGGCATAAAATTATGGGAAAAGAAGTAAACAAATATGTTTACCACTACAAGGTTAGATTTAATGACGAAAACGGCGTGGAGCAAGAGAAGCGTTTTCTCACAGCCAAGGATATACAAAAAGAATTCAATATTGGTAAGACTACATTATACAACTACAAGAAAGGGAAATATAAAGAACACCGAGGAAATCCTAGTATCCTAGAAGTAATGAAGCTAGACCCACCAGAGAAGGTAAATATTACAGTACTATTTTTTGATTGACCGTATGTCTAAATCTACTGAAATCTGAATACACAGACTTCCTAGCCTGTTGGCACGGATAGCACCGAGGGTACGGATTAGGTTTACCATTCGCCAAAAGTTTCGGCATTTTCTTCTTACAAGCTAGACACTTTTTGGGATTACGACAATCTTTACAAAGATTATCTTTTCTATTTTGGTGAGGTTCACCACATTCCTCGCAACTCCTACCAGCATTAGGACACTCTCGTTTGATACACTCATTACCCATTGCTATTATGATAGGCATACCGTCGCGTGGTGCTAAGGGTTCTAGTCCTTCGGATATGTTTTTGTCGTACAACTTTTTATTATATACGAAGCATTGTTCTACTATCTTAGTAGTACAATAGCAGTGATAATTATGCTGACTACCTCCAACGTCCCATTCACTAGAAGGTGGTTCTCCAAACACTAACATATAATAGTTTCTGTGGCGTCCTTGTTTATTCCCACCACAATAGATATAATTTTCTCGGAAGAACTTACGAGTTATACCGTACTTGTCCCATAGGGCGTCAAAGAAAATCTTCTCTTTTTTTGTGTAATCATAGTTCATTCTTTAATAAATAGCTAATTAAATTTTAAATAAAAAAAAATCAATTTATAAAATGAGAATGTCTCAAAAACTCATTCTATAAATCTGCTACAATCATTTCTTCTACTGTGTCGCTGAGGTCAGTACGTAATACCTCAATCAACTTTTTTATCATAACCACACTTTCTAGGTTGCTTTCCAAACTATGTAGTGTGTTGTCTATTATCTTGACTACACCGTAGCTCTCGGCAACTATCTTGCCTAGAATTTTACAGTTATTCCTAAGTGCTATAAGGGCTTTGTCTTTCTCTCCCATAACTGATTTGAATTCGTCGCAGAGTTCAAGATATTTTTGTTCTGTAATATTATTCATAAATAATCTAATAATCTAATCTTATAATATATATAATGACGTCTACCTCGCCTATCACACAAGTAATCCCCTCCTTAACAATGAAACATAATATTTCTGCCTCTGGTGTAATTATGACAGCAAGCGTACAAGTAGCCGAGTTCGCTTTGTTCGCAGTCTCTTTGAAATCTAAAACTAATATTACAATCAAAGTCTTCCAACAACATAGACAGAGGGCTGGAGCTAGCCCTGCTACAGAAGACCTTGTCTACGAGCAGAGCGTGTCTTCAGATACGACATTCTACAAACGATTTACCATAAAAGGAAATTTCGCTCAAATCCAGATTACAAATAATGACGCTGTGAATGACGGCCGAGTAGTTATGAATACTGTTGGACTTAAAAACCCTAACTTTGAAGCACAAACTTTCCTAAACTCCACGATAGATATAAATGCGAATTGTGCTTTAAGTAGAAACGGAAATGACTTTAACCTAGACTTAGTTAGAGGAATTCACCAAGATTTCAAAAAAATCAATATATTAGGAATTAGTGATAAACACCAAGACGAAACTTTAGGATTAGACGCTATGTCTTACTTTCCTGCCTCAGCGGAAACTCTTTATGTAGTCTCAACTTCTAATGACGACGGAATAGGCGGAGTAGGTGCTAGGGACGTAATAATGGAATATGTTGACGGAAATGGAGTACAACAAACTTATACCATTATCCTACAAGGTACAGTTGCTTTGGATTTAGGAATTACTGGGGTCGCCGTAAACTCGCTCAAGGTTTCTAATGCTGGAGGACAAGCAGCTAATCAAGGTACTATATCAATATATACTAATAATATCGCAAGTCAACTTCTCGGTCGCATTCTACCCCAGCAGAATGTATCACGCTTTGCTAGGTATAGAGTTCCAGCAGTTAACCACCTCGTGGTTAACGATATAAACATTAGTGGGTTCTCAGTTGGTACAACTCTTGAAATAATTGAAAGAGCAGCTGGAATAGATTACATTATAGGAACATTCCAAATCAATACAGCAAATCAACAAATAATTTATCGTCTAGATACAAAGGTAAATGGTGCTAGTTCATTATACGTACGTCAAACACCAATAGCTACAACTGGGGCAACTTCACTCATAAATATAAATATAAACGGAATGTTGTGTCCTGCTGTAAATAATTTCTAATACTATTTTATCTAAATATGTCGGGCCACCTTATTCTCGGAAAGGATACTGCCAACAATAAATATGTACCTATTAGTGTAGATAGTAGCGGACACTTAGATATTGACGTTCAAGTAGCGGATTTGGATAGTAAAAATATGGTAAGTGAAGACGGTACTACAAGCGGAACTCAGCACCAAGCAAGGTCAGATAGTGGGGGTCGTTTATTAACAGCTGTCCTCGGTAATACAGAAGCAAACGGTACTGGAACTTACGAACACCTACACACCGACGGTAGTGGTAATTTAAACACCCAAATAATTAACACAGTTTCTACTAACGCTTTTAGAACTGTTATTGGCGACGGTTCAACTAACTCACACGCCTTAGTAGACGCTCAAGGCCACCTTCAAGTGGACGTTTTGAGTGGTGCTGGTGGCGGAGACGCTACAGCTGCTAATCAGACTACACAGATTGCTAATGACGCAACAATCATAGCACGGATAGCAACTACCAACTCTACCCTCGGTGATACTAATAGTAAGATAGACGCTATGAGAGGGACTAGTGATTTAGGAGTAATCAACACAAGTTTAGGCACAGTTAACACTAGCATAGGCACTTCTAATTCTACTCTCACAGACATAGAGGCACACCAAGGTAATATAGAAAATAATTTATCCAGCATTCAAAGTACAGTATCTTCTAACAAACTCCAAGTAGACGTTATTACTTCAGCATTACCTAGTGGGGCTGCTACCCAAGCAACACTAGTTGACATAGAGGCTCACCAAGGGAATATAGAAAATAATTTATCCAGTATTCAAAGTACCGTCTCTTCTAACAAACTTCAAGTTGACGTAGTTTCAAATTCTGATACAAGTAAGGCAACTAGTACTAACCAATCTACTATGATAACTTCACTCGCTTCACTCGCTGGTTGTGTTAGTGGAACTGAACTTCAAGTAGATATTGTAAGTGGAGGCGGTGGCGGTGGTGGCGGAGACGCTTCAGCCGCAAATCAGACTACTATGATAAATCACCTATCAGAAATAGAAGGTGCTGTAGAAACAATTGAAACTTGTGTAAGTGGTACTGAACTTCAAGTGGACGTCATTACTTCAGCATTACCTAGTGGGGCTGCTACAGCTGCCAACCAAACAACTGGTAATACCAGTCTAGCAAGTATTGACGGTAAAGTAGCAACACAAACAACCCTAGCAAGTATTGACGGTAAGGTAGCAACCGAAACTACTCTCGCAGCCGCCGAAGCACACTTAGGTACTATTGATACTTCTACCGCTTCAGTCGCTGGTTGTGTTAGTGGTTCTGAACTTCAAGTAGATATTGTCTCTTCAGCATTACCAAGTGGGGCAGCAACCGAAGCTACTCTCTCAGCCGCGGAAATTCACTTAGGAAACATAGATACACAAACCAGTTCAATCCAGTCAAATGTCTCAACTAGTTCTAACCAATCCACTATGATTACTCACCTCTCAGAAATAGAAGGTGCTGTAGAAACCGTAGAGGCGTGTGTCTCTTCTAACAGATTAGCGGTAGATACTAACAACGCAACCCACGGTTCTCTAGCCCAGTTATCAGTCGCCACTGGGACAGCTGGGGTAGTCTCAGCTATCTTAAATACCGCTGGATATTCTAAATTAGTTCTTATTGTTAGGAATTCTACTAATACTAATACTTCAATAACAGCGTCTTTAATGTGGAGTGATAGTGCTACATTTGTTGGAGGAACGGATATAGTAATGAGTAGTGAAGACCTTGCTGGAGGAGCATTCACACCAACTTTTTTCACACTTGCTACCAGTGCTGACGGTTCTTCTTATGGTAAACCCCAAGGATTATTTAGTCTAACTCCTCCAGCACAATATGTTAGAGTTAACGTTTTCCAAGGAACTGGTAGTACTATAGATTGTGATTTCTTTTACGTTCTATCAAGATAGAAACTATGAGTGTGGAAAGGATAGAACCGCCAAAAAAATCGTACGATTATTTCACATATATTTTTAGTAAAATCCATAGAAATTATATATAATTTCATTTAAATAATTATCTTTATATAATTTATCTAACAAATGAACTCTAAAATCTTCTCCCTCGTTCCTACTAATGGAACTGATTTCGTAGGTAAACACGGTCAGAAAATTATCTTTGAAGTTGAACCTTCAGTAGGACTTCTCAAGGCAAGAGAAAGTTATCTTGTTCTAAATGTACTCAACACTTCAAGTGATTATACTAGATTAGCTCTTAACAATATGGCTGGTGTCTCCTCCATTATTTCAAGAGTTGATATTTACTCACTCAAGTCGGGCCAGCATTTAGAAACTATGGAAAACTATGATTTGTGGTCTGCTGTAGAACACCAGTACCTTTACCAAGACAAAACCAACCTCCGTGCTATGGAAGGTGTAGGTGCTGATTGCTACGCTCATAACACAGTCGCTGGTAATTCTACCCAAGTAGTAGAAACTCTCCAAGACCCTAGGGATATAGAAGCAAATCTTTTATCTCCAGTAGAAGCCAACGGAGACGCCAAGTACAACTTCCGCCAGTATATCACACCACTCAAGTGTGGTATTATGAGATATTGGGACGACGAAAAATTAGTTCCCCTCTTGAACCTCTTAGGTCTTAGAATTGAAATCACACTTCAAGACCCAAAGATTTGCCTTCAGCAGTTAGTCGCCACTACAACACCAGGAGGCGTACCCACTAATGTTTCACTCGCTTCCACCCTCACTCACGCAACCGCTGGATTTACTTGTAATAATAATGACGGAACAGACCAGTTTGTAGTTTCAACTCAAAACTGTACCGTTCACAATTGTGGTCTCGCCGTAGGAAACTCTATTCAGATTATGTCTACCGAAGACGGGCCTGGAGAGACTAAAACTATCACCGCTATTGAACTAGACGGTAGTGCCGTCAAGATTTCATTCACTGGAGCTCAAGGTCCTCTCGCTGGAGCAAGAACTGGCGTAAAGATTAAACACGCTTCCGATAATAGAGCGTATACAGTTAGACCAGAATTCAGAGTTGTTTCAGTTCAGCCACCAGCTGGAGAAGTTCAGTCATTAGTTAGAGGAATTGACTACCAGTTCACCACATTTGACCTCTTCTTCAACACCGTACCAGCCGCAGTTAGAAAGCACCAGATTGAAATTCCTAGTGTCGCCACCCAAGCACAGTGTCTAATGACTTTCTTCCATAAAACAGCGGACGAACAGTTCCAAGATAATAGTGAATATTATACTTGCCTTATCCCAGACGAAATCAATTTGTCAAGCGTTCAGTACCATATTGACGGTAGACTTATCCCAGTTCGTGCCTACGACCCTAGACACAAGAACGAGAAGATTATCTCTCAGCACGAAGTCGCTAAAGCATTATCCACCATTAACCGTGAACCTCAAGATTTAGGAAATGCTGACGGTCAAAACTTAGAAAACTATACAAATACATTTATGATTGCTAGAGAGTTAGCGAGACCCCCATATGTCTACCCACTTGCTGAGGCAGAACCTCAGATTAGATTGGCGTTCTCAGCAAACACCGCAAATTCGCTGACCGCTAGAACTTTAGTTTGGTCTAAGAAAACTGTCGTCGCCGACCCTAGCTCTGGAATAAAGGTTATGAATTAAAACTTCCCCATATTTTTTTTCTAACAACTATTTATAACAAAAATGGTAGTAGGTCTCACACACTTTTCTCTTCCTCCAATCAACGAAAATCAGACTTCAATTGACGCAAGTAATAAGTTAGTAGGCGGTGCTTCTTTTAACAAAGGCCACCCTCACGTCAAATTCTCAGTTCCAGCTCAAGATAGAATGTTAAAAACTTCAGAAATGTACTTAACGGGCCAGATTGTAGTTATGAACTCGGACGGTACTCCCCTTAATCTTCCAACTAATAATTTAGAAAACAACAACGGTGTTAACCTCACAAAAGCAGCTTGCCTTAACTGGTCTAACTGGGGTGGTGTTTCTAACGTCATAGAAAGAGTATTCGTCCAGTCAAAGAAAAGTTCAGTTGAACTTATGACCCACAATAACTACTCTATGTACCAAAATCTTAGAGCTGGATACGCCAATAATGAGAGAGATTACTTAGTCTCACCATTAACTAGAATGTGTGCTTCTGGTGCTAACGCTGGAGTAATCAACCGTAGACAAGTCGTTCAACCAAACGCCACCCACACTGCTGGAGGTCAGTTCGCTAACATAAACAACTTCAATTCTAATGACTTCGGACAGTTCTTCTCTTACAAGATTGATACTTCACTTCTCAACAACGACCAACCACTTCATTTAGGACAAGACCATTTAGGGGGTCTTTTAATTACTCTTGAACTTAAGAATGATAATGGATTTTATTTCCAGCGTTTCGCTAACCTAGGAGATAATCAAGCAGCCGCCAATATTGACGGTACATTCTACATTCTCAAGAACCTTAGATTAGAAGGTCGCTACATAATCCCAGACGCAAATGATAAAACCCCAGACACAGTTCCTCTCGCCGAGCGTGTCAACCTTATCAACGACGTCAACTCAAGTCATTCAGCTAACACTTACACCCCACAATTGAACCAAGTTAAGGCGTTCGTCAACGAATACCTAGACGACGACCAGCAGAATAACATTAAACAGAACCAAGATAATTTCAGAGTACCATTAGGTCTCGCAAGTTATACACAGCAGAAGAACAGCGTACGCCAACCAGAAGATTTTGTAATCAATCTTGAACCTAACGCCTTAACAAATTCTACCCCCAACGCTCAGTCTGGAAACAACGCCGACCAGTTAGGAGTAAACCAGTCTAGTCTTGTAGTCAAGGTCGCGTACCAAGGGGACGCCGAACTTCGTTCACGCTTTCAGAGAGCTCTTCTTGACGGTCGCCTCGCAGGCCATTCTTCAGCAACTCTTCAGCAGACAGAAGCTTCAATTGAGAGTGATTTCTCCGCTTTTGTTGACGCCAACAACGGATTTTACCAGCAGACCGATTGTGATTTACTAGGAGTAGGATTAGATTATACTATGGGACTAGGACTTACAAGTCCATTTATGAACCAAGATTACACCGTTGTACTCAACTCTGGGGTCAACGCTGGTGCTAGTGGAATAGGTGCTAAACTTCCAGC